CCCTGCGGCGTCATGAAGCGGCGCGCGCCGAGGACGATCACGTCCGCGCCGGCGGTGGGGCGCTGCGTGATGCCGAGGTTCGCGCGGGCCTGCGCCGCCGTCGTTCCCGCGGTGCCGCCCTTGTTCACGGGCAGCGTCTGCGAGAGCGTCACAGCGCTGTCGGCGGTGCCGTGGAGCGGGAGCGAAGCGGCCTGAGCAGCGGTCTGGGCGGCGGCGGCGGCGCCGGCCGCGTCGAAGTCCTCGGCGGCGTGCGTCGCCGCGGAGCCGAGGCCGAGGTTCGTCCGCGCCTCTTCGGCGTCGGTCGCGCCCGTGCCGCCGTTCTCGATCGGCACAGTGCCGAGGAGGTCGGTGACGGCGACCGCCTGCCACGCATCGCCGCCGTCTCCGTCGGGCCCGTAGCCGAGCACGTAGCCGACCATCGGCAGCGGCAGCGCGAGGACCGGGACGCCCTGGATCGAGGTGGCGTCGCCTTCGGGCGGATACGGCGCCGGGGTGCTCATGGGCGTCAGCCTACCGCGCTTGATGCGCTGCAACAACGGGAGCCCGCGGACCGCGCCGACCGGCTGCGCCTTGTGCCGCGCTCGCTCCGTCGGGGCGGTCGATTTTTTCTTGCAATCCTTCAAGCCGCGATCTAGATCGCAAGGTGTCGGCAGCGCAGTGAGCCGCCGACGGGAGGCCGTCCATGATCACGCGGTTTGTCGCCAGCAACGCGGCGCGGCTCTACGCCTGCGCCAACCCGGGCCAGCTCGTCGTGAGCGTGAGCCCGGAAGCCGTGATCATCGCTGCCTTCGAAGAAGACCGGCGTGGAGCTGGCGCCGTGGTGGGCCGCGCGCACCGGGTGCCGGCGGTGCACGGCGTCGAGCCGGCGCTCGCCGCGTGGGCGGTCGTGGTCTTCGACGAGGCGCGTTTCCCGCCCTGGGCGATGGACGCGGCGCACTTCGTCGCCTCTTGCGAGGCGAGGACGCCCGAGGAGGCGGTGCCCGCGCTTCGGCGGTGCATCGCCGAGATACTGCGGCGGCGGGATGCTGCCGTCGGTGAGAGCGCCCCGGCGGCGGCGTGCTGCGCGTAAATCGCGCACGGCTGGTTGTTTTCGCGTTTCTCGCATCCATCGGATGATTTGTCCGACGGTGTACATTGCGCGCGGGGTTGACGGATAGCGCGTCCGCGCGATAGCGATGATCGAATATCGTCGCCTGCTGATAGAGGAGCCCTGTCTTGAGCCTATCGACCGTTCGAGCCGTCGGGAGTCGTCGGCCACCCTGCGAGGGTGGAAGGAGGTGCACCGTGAAGAACCTGACCGCGACGTTGATGCTTCCCCTGGCCCTGTCCGCGCCCGCCTGCGAGGACCCTGGAATGACCGTGCTCCCGGCGGTCGACTTCCGCGACGTGCCCAACGAGGTCGAGAAGGGGCCGCGCCCGCCCACCCCGATCCACGTCCGCCCCACCAGCGACGCGGGCCGCTCGGGCGCGTCGGGGAGCGTGCTCTAATGCGCCTCCTCCTCGCCGCCCTGGCGCTCCTCCTCATGGGCTGCACCGCCGAGAACCCGGACATGGATCCCGCGTTCCGCGACTGCTACCACGCGCACCCCGACACCTGGCAGCGCGACTGCCCCGTGGCCCAGAGCGTGACGCCCGACCTCGGCACCCAGGACAGCGCGTGCGACCTCGCGATGGCGTCCGACCGCCTCCCGAGCGACGCCGGCCCCGCCTGCGTGCCGCTCCAGACCCCGGAGGGACCGTGCGGCTGCGAGGCGATGCCGTGCTGCCTCGGCGCCTGCAACGCCGGCATGAGGTGCAGCGGGAGCGTGTGCGTGGCGCCGACGCCCCCGGACATGCTCCCGCCGCCCGACATGACGCGCCCGCCGGGGACGCCCGGAGCGGCGTGCGTGACGGTGGCCGATTGCATTCAGGACATGGGGTATGACTCGTATCGCTGCATGGGCGCGCCGGACACCCAGAGCCCTACGGGCAAGGTCTGCTGCTACGAGATTCCCAATCACGCGGGGATCCGCTGCTTTTAGACCCCGATGATGTGCCACTGAAAGGCGAACGTCTTCCCGCCTGACGGCGTGATCGCCGGCCGGAAATCCACGTAGGTCGCCGACACGTCGACGTTGATCGGCACGGGCGTGGGATAGTCGGTGTTGCGGAGGTGCGTCGCCATGACGATCGGCGCGCTCGTGAAAGTGCCCTCCTTGAACGTGAATCGGACGTAGGGGTTGGCGCTGTAGCCGCCTCCCGCCTCCGACACGCCCACCTCGCCCGCCGTATCCGTCCCGCGAGCGCCCGTGATTGACGCCCCGCCTCCCCATCCAGCTCCGGCCGAGAAGTCTGCATTCGCGATGGGCGTCCCCGTCGAATAGACCCGCTTCGACTTCAGTAGGCCCGGCCCCGCGTCGCCCGCAGGGGTGCCCGATGCGACGAGGTTGCCCGCCGTCGTTTCGACGTTGCCGCCCGCGGCCACGGGGCCGGCGACGCCGACGCCGTTCACACCGTCGGCCGTGAACGCCTCGTCGAAGTTGATGAACGCCCCGGAGCCCGGAGCCTTGTAGTAGACGGAGAAGTTGACGGTGCCGTCGACGAGGCACGTTGCGGAGCAGCCGCGCGCGTTGTCATCGGGCACCCACGTGGGACCGGCGGCGTTCCACCTCGCGTTCACCGTCTGCCAGAGGGCGCCGTTGTGGTCGACGTAGACGCGGACGTAGGACGTGCTCGTGTACTTCCACGAGACCAGCAGCGCCTTCGTCGTCGGCACCACGTTGCCCGTGATCTGCGCTGCGGCGTCGCTGGACGAATGGAGCGTGATGCCTCCGTTGAACGTCTGGCCGACGAGCCACGTCAGCGCCTCTCCGGTGAGGCCGTCGAGGTACTGGCACCACTTGTAGACGTAGGAGTTGAACCAGTTGAGCCACTGCGCCGGGAGCGTGTCGCCCGGCTCCACGCCATCGGACTTCACGCCCGCCGAGGGCGCCGTCGTGCGCGGGACGGACTGGTTCGTGTTCCACTCGGGGAGGGTCGTGGGCTTCGCCATGGGGCTCCTTTATAACACGGTGATTCCGGCCAACCCGCCGCCGACGGACGCATCCGTCGCGTCGCCGAGGCCGCGCGCGCTGTCCCCGTCCGGATAGTCGGCCTCGTCGCCGAGCGTGAACGTGGTCGCGTCGGGCTCCGGGCTCCACCAGAGCCAGACCTTCACCCCGGCGAGCTTGCCGCCCCGAACGAAGTACGCGGCCGTGAACACCGCCACGTCATCGGCGGCGAAGTCGTCGAGGCGCACGAGGAAGCGCCCGCCGCTCGTCGCCGTGTCGTTGATCAGGGTGACGGAGAGCGTCGTGCCCGCGAAGACGAGCTTCAGGATCTCGATGATGTCGTCGCCCGTCCCGTGCGACCGCAGCATCCGGATCTGGCCCCGGAGGTAGGGCCGGTACTCGCCGTCGGTCTGCCCGGTCCGAGGCATCCCGACGAGCCGCCCGATCCGGTCGAGCTGCACCCCGCGCCCGATGCCGTACCCCGGCGCCGTCACGTCGTCGGTGATCGGGTCGATCGAGAAGAGGTAGGCGAGGGCGAGCGTCACGTCGTCGAGCGGCTGCAGGGTGGCGCCGATGAGGTTGGCGAGCGGGATGGCCCAATTGGATTGCTGGTATTGGGCGTAGACGCGGGCGCGGAGTGCCCGAGCCCAATCGACGGGGGCGAGCGGGGCCATGGGCTACGGCTCCTCGGAGGAGGCGACGAGCGTGATATCGGCCTCGGCGAGCGAGGCCCGCTGGCGCGCCGTGAGCTCCACCGCCGTCGAGGTGGTGGGCGCGCCGTCGGCCACCTTGCCGATCCACGGCAGGGTGCCGTCGTCGTCGTCGTAGTTGCGCACCTCGTAGAGGCCGGGGATGGAGGGCGAGCCGGCCGGCGCGGGGAGGATCGCCGAGCCGCCGGAGTCGACCGCGTAGGGGCCCTTCATGATCGCCGACGCGACCGGCGTCGCGCGGAAGTCGACGCCGATCGGGTAGGCGAAGGCCCAATTGCGGAGCGCCGCCCTCACCGCGTTCTTCACGTCGGTGTCGGCCGTGGAGCTGCTCCACACGTTCGCGTCGTACCGGATCGAGGCCCGCACCCACATCGGCACGTCGTCGGGCCGCGTGAAGTACACCTCCTGCGGGTTCCCGCTCGCGTCGGTGACCGTGAACGGGCCATCGTCGCCGCTCGTCTTGATGCCGGCGCCCACCGCTTGCCACACGTAGAGCGCGATCGTCTCGTCGGCGAGATTGGAGGCATCGACGAGCACCTCGACGGAGTGCGGCGGCAGCGTCACGCCACCGATGACGGCGGCGATGTCGTCGTCGTTGACGAAGACCGAGCAGTCATCCACGCCGGTCTGCGCGAGGATGTACGCGCGGATCGAGTCGGCCGGGCCGCCGCCGAGGGACTGGAGTTCCGCGAGCCGCCGCGCCCGCAGGCTCGCGTCCGTCTCCTCGTCGCGCCCCGTCGTGTTCGGATCCGTCGCCGTGTCGGCGAGGTTGTAGGCGAAGGTCCAGCCGGCGACGGGCGTCGCGATGGTGACGAGGGCGCCCGCGTTCGCCTGGATCGGGCCCGTGCTCTCGGCCTCGAAGGGCGCGTAGGCGACGCCGATCGTGTCCGCCCCGAGGTAGGCCCAATGGACCGATCCGTCGGTGTAGTTGTTCGCGCCCTGGCCCGGGAGATCGGTCGAGGTGCCCGACGGCGCGACGAGCCCGGTCGTCCCCGCCGTGATGCACACGTAGCAGCGGCCGCCCGTCTTCACGAACTGGCCGACCTCGTAGTCGGTCGAGGCCGCCCACGTTGCCGACGGCGCCGCCAGCGTCACGCCGCCGCGGGCCGCAAGCGAGGCGCCGTAGAGCGCGAACCGCTCCCCGGTCCCCGTCACCGTGAGCACCGACGACTGCGGGATCAGGGTGCTCGCCGTGCCGCGCAGGATCTCCCAGACGATCGACGCCGACGCGTTCTTCCGGCGCGTGCCGGTGATCGCGCAGAGGATGTCGAGCTGCGGCGCGACGGCCTGGTCGGGATCGAACGCGGCGTACAACGACTGCAGCGCCTCGGCGTTCCCCGAGATCGCGTCCGTGATGAGCGCGATCTCCTGTCCGATCGACGTGGCCGGCGGGACGCTCTGGTCCGCCTCGGTGCCGATCTGGTTGCCGAAGATGCCCTTGAAGCCGGTGTCGAGCTGGCCCTTGATGTCGGTCGCGCTGTCCGTCTCGAGGCCGGCGGCGGTGATCTGCGTGCTCATGTGGGGACTCCGACCGAGCCCGCGATCGGGCCCGCGGTGGTGGTGGCGTTGTAGGAGACGGCGGCGCGGCGCGTGGACGGCGCCGGCGCGGTGTAGCTCACGGCCGCGACGCGCGTCACGTCGGGCGTCTCCGCGATGGCGCTCCCGATCTCGCCCTGGACGATCGCGGGCACCGGGTTCTTGATCAGGATGAGGGTGAGGTAGCGGACGCCGCGGCTCTCGTCGAGCCAGTATTCCCCCAGGAAGAGGCTGACGCGGCACTGGATCCCCTGCTTCACCGCCTGCGGGCCGTCGGCGAGGAGGTAGTCGCCGCCCTGGACGATGCGGTTGCCGTTGCTGTCGAGGAGGATGTCGCGAACTGGCATGGGTCACTTCGCCTTTGCCTGCGTGGCCGACGCGACGAGCTTGCCCTTGAGGGCGACGGGGCCCGGCGTTGCCGGCGAGAGCACGATGGGTGCGCCGCCGCCCGGCGGGACGATGCTGATCGAAGCGATGGCGCCCGCGAGCGGCCCCGCGCCAGGCGTGACCGTCCATGTCCCCATGTCCACCTCGTCACCGTGTAGCCCGATCGCCTTGCTCCCCGACTCGTCGCCGACGGTAATCACGTTCTTGCGGAAGTGGACCTGCGCGCCGTCGTCCGCCCCGAGCGTCGCGTGGTCCGACGGCCACGAGGCCCACGGCGCCCCGAACGGCCGCAGCCCCGGCACGAACGTCGCGTCGGTCGGGTTGAACCTGCTGTAGAGCTCGGGGTCGACCGCCACCCCGGAGCCCGCCATGTAGCGGTCGACGCTGCGCTCGAAGAACACGAGGTGCCCGAGGTCGCCGGCCTGGACGGGGATGGTGAGCCGCTGGCCGCCGCCGCCCGGCGTCGCCACCGCCACGTGCGGCACGATGGCGACCGGGGCCGCGACGAGCGCGCCCTGCTCGTTGTAGCCCCAATCGTAGACGGTGACCTCGCAGTCCACGTCGGTGATGTTCCCGTTCGCGTCCGTGCGCACCACGTTCACCTTCGCGGGGATCGAGACGTGGACGGTGGCCGCGCCCGCCGACGCCGCTCGCAGGAGCAGCTCGGACAATTCGGGGCGGCGGACGCTGGCGGGATTCGAAGTGCTCACGCGACCCTCACGCTGCCGTCGGCGATGCTCTCGCACTCGCTGTACCAATCGGTCGAGTGCGTGTCGAGGGAGTGCGCCACCTTGAGCAGCCGGAAGATCCCATCATAGCGCGCGCTGCGGATGTGGACGCGACCGCCCGGCCGGAGCTGCGGCAGGAACAGCGACTTGAACTTCAACGACGCAGCCTTCTTCGCCTCCGCCGGCGACCCCATCTCCGGCGAGCCGAGGAGCCCGGTGTCCTGCGTGAGCTGCGGCACCGACTGCGCCACCGACTCGTCCGGCGCAAGGATCTGGATCACGCCGTCCTGGATCGAATAGGTGAGCCCCACCGCGCGCGCGATTCGGTCGAGTTCCATCGAGGCCGCCCCGTGCGCCGTCCAGCCGCCGTAGAGCACCTTGCCGAGCTTCGCCGCCTGCGCGTCCGTGTTGCCCAGAGCGAGGCCGAGCGCGCTCGCGCAGTAGCGCAGCACGTCCCCGACCGTTGTCCCCTTGGCGAACGACTTGGAGGCTCGCGCAAACTGGAACGCCCGCTCCCCGTCCCCGCCCTTGAGCACGGTCTTCCAGTCGGCGTTGTCCCGCACGTGGTCGACCGTGCGGATGTCGAGCACGGCGACCGTCGCGAGCCCCGTGCCGACGTAGCCGGCCTCGATGATCGCGCGCCAGCCCTTCACCTGGAGCGCGGAGCGCGTCGCCGGCGAGAGGTTGTAGATCGTGAGCTCGCCCCGGTTCGGCTCCTTCTGGGCCGTCTTGTCGACCTTGGCGACGACGCGCAGCCCGATCGAGCCGGGCCCATTCGCCCCCTCGATCACGATGGCGTTGGCAGCGGGATCCGTCGTCGAGAAACCCGCCGAGGGCCGCGTGAGCGTCACGCGAATCACCCGACCGAGGAGCTCGGCCGTCACCTCGGCGGGCATCTAGAATCCCTCCGGCAACTCGGCGACGGAGAGGTAGTAGAGCAGGTGCCGCGCGCCGAGCGTCGCGAGCTGCGGGTCCTCGCCCTTGCCGGTGGTGTCGTAGACCATGAGCAGGCCTGGCGGATGACGCTGCGATCGCGGGCGCGAGCGGTACGCGGGCCAGTCGGCCGACAACCGCGTGTCGCCCATGAGCACCGTCTGCCCGGGCTCGTCGAGCACTCGGAGGAACCACGAGGCCTGCCGTGCATTCCACTGCAGCGCGAGCGTGTAGGGCGTTCCGTCGAGCGTGACCGAGATCTCGAGCGCGGGGAGCGGCGGGTTGACCGGGGCCGGGAGGTTGATTCGGAGGAGGGGCATCAGATCAACCGCCGTTGCCGAGGGCGCCCTGGACCGTCGAGATCAGCTTCTGCCCGACGCCCGAGTTCTTGAGCTTGTTCGCCACCGATTCGACCTCCTTCTCCGGGGGCGCCTGCGTCGACTGCTGCCCCGCCTTTTGCTTCGGCTGCGCCCGCGTGTCCTTGGCGACCACGATCCGGCTGTAGCGGTTCTTGACGACGCGGATCTCCTTGAGCGTGACGGTGAACACGAGCGCGTTGGCGCTCTTCGCGTCGACGGCGTTCGTCACCTTCTCGACGAGCATCGACTCGTAGAGGCCGCGCGAGGTCGACACCGACACGCGCTGCGGGTTCTTCCAGAGCCCCTCGAAGATCCGCCACGTCGCCAGCGCGTCGTTCGACGAGAGCGTCGAGCGGCCGATTGGCGAGTTCGAGACGACGCACTCGAGGGAGAGGCGCCGCGGCTGCGGCCGGCTGTGATCGGTGACGTTGTAGCCCTCCTCGACGGGGTGATCCGTCGTGGCGTTTTCGAGGGCGTGGTCCTCCTTCACGCAGGCGTCGACGACGAGCGTATCCGTCCCGCCGGCGCCGTCGGGGATGAAGAACGCGACGGGATCGATGGGCTGAATCATGAGGTGGGAATCGCCGCGGCCGCGGCCTCGAGGTGCGAAGCGTCGACGACGCCCCGGCGGTCCAGCTCTTCCCCGATGAGGCGGCGGTTCTCCTCGGGCGAGCCGTACATGTGGAAGCTCAGCGTGTTGGTCTGCTGCGGCGCCAGCACCGTCCCCGCGCCAGGCGACGGCCGCGCGTACCCGTATCGCTCGTCGAGCTCCAGCGCGGGGACGCGGTAGGCGCGCGCCGCGGGGCGCTCCCGATCCGAGAGGTCCTCGTCGCGGGTGAGCGTCATCCCCGGCAGGCGTCCCACCCACGCCGGATCCTGCACGCCCACCGCGCGCAGCGCCTTGGCCGTGTAGCTGTTCGCGTCGGCCTCGCGCGCGGGCTCGGCGTTGAGGTGCAGCTTCTCGAGGATGCCGTAGGCCTTATCGATGTACTGCAAGAACATCTTGGCCGCTTTGAGCCACCAGGGGTCCTCGGCGTTCGGCTTCATAAAGTCGGCGATGAACTGCCGCACTTGGCGGATCATCTCGTCGATCTGCTTTTTGTACTGGCCGTAGATCGTCTTCGAGCCGGTGCCCCCGCGACGGATGCTCTCCTCGTAGGCGGCGACGTCGTCGAAGGCGAGGTAGAGGGCCGAGATCACGCCAGCGATCGCGAGGAACTTCGCCAGCGCGAGACCCCATGCCGACGCCGTCTTGAGCGCGGAGACGGTGCCCGAATAGCCGAGGATCGTGAAGGCGACGCCGAGCGCCGCCACCGCCATCTCGACGCCGTGATCGGAGAAGAACTTCTTCACGTCCGCCCACTTCGTGACGATGTAGCCGAGGGCGAGCTTGGCCTTCTCGTAGAGCATGAGAAAGCCCTTGGCGACGCGGTCGTAGAGGTAGCGGCCGATCTCGGCCAGCAGCGCCCCCACGCGCTTGAGCGACTCGATCACCGGGACCATCTTCTCGGCGATCCAGTCGTAGGCGCGCCCGAGCGCTCGCGCGGCGTCCGTCGCCTTCTCCATGATCCACGCGATGCGCTGGCGGTTGACCTCCTCGTTCTCCTTCCGCCACTGGCGATACCGCTTCACGACCTCGGCGATGAGCGGAACCATCGGCGTGAGCACCGTCCGCCAGATGATCCCCATCCCCGAGAGCGCGCTCGTCACATCGGACGAGGCCGCGATCGATTCGGTGGACAGCTCGCGGAGGTCGCCGCTCATGAGCTGGATGCCGGCCGAGCCTTGCTTGAGCAGTGGCACGAGCTTCGCCCCGGAGGCGCCCAGGGCGTCCACGGCCAGCTTCGATCGGGTCGCCTCGTCGGAGGCGGACGCCACGCTATCGGCGAGCGAGTAGAACGTCTTCGTGGAGCTCTTCTCGTCGGCGGCGCCGAGATTCTTGAGCGCCTCGTCGAGATCCGCCGTGCTCACCTCGGCGGCGCCGGCGGCGCGGCGGAGGCGGTCGAAGCCATCGTTGCCACGGTCGAGGCTTTCGACGGCGGTGTCGACCGCCTTCACCAGCGGCTGCGCCACCGCGGCGAACTCGGTGGCGACGGCCCGCGCCTGGTCGACGATGTAGCCGAGGGCCAGCTTCACCCCCTCCGCGGCGAGCTGGCCTTTCGCGAACGACTGCGCGTCCACGTCCAGCCCCAATTTCACGAAGAGTTCCCGCAAAACCATCGTGGCACCAGAAAATGAAAGCGCCCCGCAAGCGCACGGCCGGCGGGGCGCAAAACCGGCCTTGGAGGCGCGGCTACCCGATCGCGATGTAGTTGAGCGTCGAGGTGTCGAGGTTGTTGATCGTGCCGTCCTCGAGGTTCGCGCGGACCACGAAGGAGGCGCCCGCGCTGTTCGAGACGTGCCCGTAGGTGTTGGTGAGGTTGCCCGCGCCGGGCGACGGCGTGCCGTAGGGCGTGAGGAGGACGCGCGTGTTCGCGGTCGTCTGCGCGTCGGTGACGGTCGCGGTGCCGGCGACGAGCGTGACCTGGCCGGTACGGATGATGCCGGTGCCGCTCGTGACGATCGGGATCGTGCCGGTCGCGTCGGCGGTGGTCTGCGTCCGGTTCGCCGAGGCGCCCGTCTTGATCGTCGCGCGGTAGGTGCCGCCGCTGTTCCACAGCTTGAGCGTGCCGTCGGCGAACGACTGGACGGCGGAGATGGTGGCCGCGATGGTGGAGCGCAGGAGCGAGTCCTGCGCGAAGGTGAGCGCGTCGGTGCCGACGGTCGGCGAGCTGGCGCCGGTGTACGCCCACACCTGACCGCCGTGGTTCGAGGTCTGCCCGCGCGTCGTCGCGTTGTTCACGTAGAAGGCGGAGCCGGCGATCATCTCGGCCGAGGCGTCCCACCCGGCCCACCGCGTGAGCTGCCACGCGGTGCTGGCGTCGCCGACGCGGGTCAGGGTGTAGAGGCCGTTCTGGTAGGTGGTCGACTGCGCGGTGAGGAGCACGAACATCCCGAGCACCGGCGTGCTGACGCCGTCGGTCGACGGGAAGGCGCCGGAGCTCGACTTCGTGAGCGTGGCGCCGACGCCGCTCGTGCCGTTCGCGTAGGTGCCGGCGACGTTCGCGGTGGCGACGACGTCGACGTAGAACATCGGCGCGGTGCCGAGCGCCCACTGGCACAGGGCGTCGACGACGGCGAAGAGCGGCGCGAGCAGGCCGTTGACCGCCTTGTAGGCGCCGGCGGTGAGAGCGTTCCAGATTCGTCCGAACATGGGGATCTTCTCCTTGGTGAGCCCCGTCCTCTTCGGCCGGGGTGAGTCCTATTGCTGCTTCGCCTTCGCTGCTCGCTCGCGCATTTCGTCCTGCGCGTCGTCCTGCGCGTCGAGCCAGTCGTTCGCGTCGAGCACCTCCTGCCGGGAGAGCGCGCCCCGCTTGAGGTCGGGGAGGCTGGCGTAGCGCGCGTCGGCGAGGCGGTAGAGCGGCGCCATGTGGATCAGGTGGTCGACGCCTTGGAGTCGGACGCTTCCGGCGCGGCGGCGTCTTTGCCGGGCAGGAGGGCGAAAAAATCGGGGTAGTTCTCCCGGATGCAGGCCACCAGGAGCCGCCACGTGTCGAGCGTGCGCCCCATCATCATCGCGGCGCCCACGGTCTTGAAGGCCACCTTGACGCCGGGCGCCGTCTCCACCATGACCGGGTCGAACAGCGCGTCCATGATCGCCCGAAGATCCGCTGGCAGCACGGAGCGCAGCGCCTTCTTCAACGCGGGCGCGATGAGCGGCAGCGCGCGGAAGACGTCGGCCTCGGAGCCGCCGAGGGCCGCGAGCTGCGGCGCGGCCTCGATGATGCCGACGAGTTCCAGCACCGCCGGCCCGATGAGCGGCTGGAGCGCGAAGCTGTCCCACGCCGAGGGAAGCGGGAATACCTCGAACGTCTGGCCCCCGAGCTTGAGCGTGCGCATCAGGTGAGCCCCCCGAACGTGTGGGTGAGCTTGTCGCAGTCGAAGGCGACCTCGCGCATCGTCACTTCCTTCTGAAACTCCATCTCCGGCGGTTTCTTGATCCACGCGAAGGGCGCCGTCGCGAGGCTGGTGCCGTTGCCGTCGCGGACCGAGATCGGGGCCGCCTGCCCCCCGGTCGCCTCGTCGAGCTGGAGCTGCGCCGAGAGCCGATCGAGGATCGGCGCGTTCTGCGCGAACACGACGACGATCGAGCCCATCTTGTTGTTGTTCACGACGCGCGTGACGGTGCCGTCGGCGCTGACGTGGTAGGTGAAGCTGTCCTCGGCTCGGCCGACCTTGATCGACTCGACGCCGCCCGTGATGGGGATGTTGCCCCAGACGATCGTGACCTTCGTGAAGTCGAAGGTCCGGGTGGGAACCGGAGAGGGAGCGCCCATCGGTCAGACCTCGGTCTAGTTGGTGACGTTGACGGTGATGTCGAGCGAGTTGATCCCGTTGGCGAGCCGCCAACGCTCGGAGACGCCCGACAGGTTGCGCGTCGCCGCGTTGAAGCTGTTCGTGTTCGACACCGGCGGCATCGTGATGACGTAGGGCAGCATCACCGGGTTCTGCGCGTTCGTCGGGTCGAGCGGGTCCGGCGAGATGATGCCGGCGTCGATCGACGACTGGATGCGCGACCGCATGACGTTCTCGATGAGCTGGCGCCCCGCCGTCGTGTTCGCGACCTTGTTGTTCGCGATGAGCACGGTGATGATGTCCTCCTGCTCGGCGACGGTGTGCGCGTCGATGTTGCGCCGCGTGTCGATGAACCCGTAGGTGGTGCTCTCGACGTAGCCCTCGCCGGCGAGGAGGTTGGTCTGCGCGAGCGTCGTGTAGTAGCCGGCCCGGCGATCCTCGAGGTTCGTGCGCTGCGTCTCGGTGAAGTTCACCGGCGTCGGGCCGGTGAGGGTCTTGAGCCGCCAGTTGTCGCCGCCCGGTGCGATCGGCAGGAAGTAGCCGTCGGTGCAGGCGTCGAGCCACTCGTAGTCCCGCGGGTGGTACTGCGCCGCGGTGTAGCTCCCGCCCTGGCCGAGCAGGACCGCGAGCACGTCGGTCCCGCCGGAGGCGGTCGTATTCACGCAGGCGGTGTCGGAGACGGCGACGACGAGCAGGCGCTTGTTCGCGTTGCACCACGCGCTCACGCCGGTGCCCGGCGTCGAGAGGATCGCCTTGCTCTTGAAGAGGGGGATCAGCGCGTACCAGCGCGCCGACGCGGTGAGGATGGCGGTGAGGTCGGTCGACACCCCGGGGTCGGTGGTGTTGTCCGTGAGCGTCATGAGGTTGGTGACGGCGGAGGCGTCGCCGCTCGCCACCG